TGTAGCCATAGGTAAAAATTCTATGGAAGCTAATACAGAAGGTGCTAATAATACAGCAGTTGGTAGAGAGTCATTAGCAAGTAACACGACAGCATCACATAATACAGCTATTGGATATAATTCTTTATTAGTAAACACAACAGGCGAAAGTAACGTAGCAGTTGGTTCGCAGTCTTTAGATGCTAATACCACAGGTCTAAACAATACAGCAGTTGGGAGACAGGCTCTTGATAATAATACAACAGGTAGTCGTAATGTTGCTGTGGGTACTAATGCTTTAGATTCTAATACTACAGCAGATTTTAATGTAGCTGTGGGAGATAGTGCTTTAAAAGCAAATACAACTGGAACAAAAAATGTCGTAGTCGGTCAGGCTGCTTCTGATGCATCAACAACAGCTAGTGAAAATACTGCTGTTGGCTATGCTGCATTAACTACCTGTACTACAGGTGGTGCAAATACTGCTATAGGTTATGTTGCTATGCAAAATTTAACCACAGGTACTGAAAACACTGCTGTTGGTAATCAAGCTATGGTGCAAATTACAACTGGAACGCAAAATGTTGCTGTAGGAAGAGAGTCATTAACTGCTAATACAACTGGAACAAATAATGTTGCTGTTGGCAGAAAAGCGTTAGCAGCTAATACAACAGCAAGTGTAAATACAGCGGTTGGTAATGATGCTCTTGAAGCAAATACCACGGGTGCTGACAATGTAGCTGTTGGTGGTGGTGCGTTAGCTAGCAATACTACAGCACAAAACAATACAGCAGTAGGAAGAAGTGCTGCATTATCTGTTACTACAGGTACTAATCATACTGCGGTTGGTCAAGCAGCTTTGTCAAGTATGACAACTAATAATTCTTGCACAGCAGTTGGTTATGCAGCAGGTCAAAACGCAACTGGACCATTTAGTGTGTTTGTAGGTTCTATAGCAGGACACGATAATACAACAGGTCAAAGAAATACTTATTTAGGTTATGACTCGGGTCAGGGTAATACTAATGGAGATTTTAATGTTGCAGTAGGTTTTGAAGCTACACATGCTGACGGTGATAGTCGTAGCATAGTATTAGGTACAGAGCTAACTGGTGCTGCTAACACATTTAGTTTTGGTAAATCTGGTAATGTTGTAAGTAATGTATTCACTTCTAATGCATCATTTAGTAGAAGTTCAGACTTACATAAAAAAACTAATATAGAATCTACCGACATAGGTTTAAGTTTTATTAATGAGCTAAAACCAGTTACTTTTAATTGGAAAGATAGTTCAGAGTTCCCAGAGGGATATGTAGATAAAGACAAAGCAGAAATGGACACAGAAACTAAACTATACGGAATGATTGCACAAGATGTTAAAGCAGCATTAGATAAAGTTGGACATGAAAATTTTGGTGGTTGGTCAGAAGAAAAAGATGGCTCACAAAGACTTTCACAAGAAATGTTTATTTATCCACTTATTAATGCAGTTAAAGAACTATCAGCAGAAGTAGAAGAACTTAAAGCAAAACTGGAGGATAAATAATGTCATACACTTTAGTACCAAGTGAACTAATAGTTGATGGTGCTATTACCAGTGCAAAGCTTGACACTAATATATCCATATCAGGAACATTAGGTGTAACAGGAGAAGTTACTTTAGCTACACACCTAAACATGGGTGATAACGATAAGATTAAGATAGGTGCAGGTGGAGACCTAGAGATTTATCACGATGGTTCTAACAGCTACATAGCTAATTCAACAGGTAATATTTACATAGCAGATACTAATGGTGCTGTGCATATACAAGCAAAACTAAACGAAGAAAGCATAGTAGCAACAGCAGATGGTGCGGTTACTTTATACCACGATAATAGTGCAAAACTTGCTACAGCTAGTGGTGGTGTAACAGTTACAGGAACATTGACAGCAACGACTTTAGCAGGAACTTTATCAACAGCAGCACAAACTAATATTACAAGTGTTGGTACTCTTACAGGATTTACTTCAACAGGTATTGATGATAATGCAGATGCCACTGCTATAACTATTGATAGTAGTGAGAATGTTGGAATTGGACGAACACCAGTTGCTTATGGTTCATTTACAGTTTTAGATTTAGCAGGTTCTTCAGGTGCTATACAAAAATTGATACATACTGGTAATACTGTTGAAGTACAAAAATATGCTTCATCAACACTTGGTGCAATTGGTACAGCAACAAATCACGACTTTATTATTACAACTAATGATACAGAAAGGGTGCGTATTGATAGTTCAGGAAATTGTGGAATTGGTATGACACCAACCCATCAACTATCTGTATTTGGATTTGATACAGCTACAAGCATTAATACAGGTAGTGTAAGTTCTTTGCCAGACACTTTGGGAATGTTTGTATCTTCTACAGCACATACACAAACAGCCTATGGAGATTTAAACATAAAAGCACGAACTGATGCTGGTGGGTTTTATGGAATAGGATTCTTTACTGCATCATCAAACAATACTCCTGCTTTGAGAGTGAAAATTGACAGCACTGGAACTGCATCTTTTAAAGGTGTAATAGATAATGAATTATATTCACAATTTCGTTCAGCAGGTGCAGGTTCTACAGTATCAGGATATGTAGGAAGAGGTAGCAGCATTGTTGCTGGTGGTACTGCAACAGACATTGGTTTAGGTGGTGGTGCAGGTAATATAGTTTTTGCAGCAGGTGGCACTACAGAAAGAATGCGTATCGCAAGTAATGGTCAAGTTATGATAGCAAGAACCTCTGCTGTTTCTTCTGATATAAGATTGAATATGACAGCAGATGCTTCTGTAGCTGCTTTTGGAACTGAAAATACAGGTACAGGTAATAATTATATTGCAATATTTAGAAATTCAAGTGGTACATTAATAGGTAGCATTATTGCTAATAATGGTGCTGTTGCTTTTAATACATCCTCAGATTACAGGTTAAAAGAAAATGTAGATTATACTTGGGATGCAACCACAAGATTAAAACAATTAAAACCAGCTAGATTTAACTTTATCTCTGATGAAACAAATACATTAGTTGATGGTTTCTTAGCTCACGAAGTTTCAAGTATAGTGCCTGAAGCTATTACAGGTGAAAAAGACGCAGTTGATAGTGAGGGTAATCCTGAATATCAAGGCATTGACCAAAGCAAATTAGTACCTCTTTTAACTAAAGCTATACAAGAACAACAAACAATAATTGATGATTTAAAAACTAGAATAGAAACATTAGAAAGATAGTGATAGACTAATACTTTTAATTAGGAGAATAAATTATGGCAGAAGCTAAAGAAAATACAGTTAATGAAGAACCACAAGTTCTGACTATGACTGAAAAAGTTGATGATGTTGATGTAAGTAAACAATACCTAGTTGATGATATGACAGATGAAGGTAAAGTTATCTACAACAAATTAGCAATAGTACAGAAAAGTAAAAATGACATACTTGCAAATGCTAATTTTGAAGTAGAAAAAGCCGACATACTTATAGCACATTACATGCAACAACTAAAAGATAATCTTCCTGAACCTATGGAAGATGAGGAAGAAAGTGCTAATGACGGAGATAAAAAACCAAACTGATACAAGCAAACTTGAACTACATGAACAAATTTGTGCGTTACGCTATGAAAACATAGAAAGGCGAATGGAATCAGGTTCAAAGCGATTTATTCGTTTAGAACAACAGATATGGGGTTTGTATGCTCTTATTATAGCTTCACAAATTATTGGAGTGTTTTACTAATGGCAGGCTTAACAGTTAATACAGCACCAACAACCGAGCCTGTAACTTTACAGGAAGTAAAAGAATATTTACGAGTTGATGATTCTACAGACGAAAGAATTATAAGACCATTTATAGAAACTGCTAGAAGATTTTGTGAAGAACATACTGGCAGAGCCTTAATGACACAAACTCTTGTGTTACACCTTGATGCTTTTGAGGATATAGAAGACCCACTATGGGAAGGCATGAGAACAGGGCCATACATTAATTATTATAAAAATTATGTTGTTTTACCTAGAAGTCCTGTTGTTTCTGTAAGTCATGTTAAAACTTTTGATGACGCAGATACAGAAACTACTTTTGCAGCTTCTAAATATTATTTAGATAATTCACGAGAACCTGCAAGAATAGTATTAAGAACAGGCGAAACTTTTCCTACAGCATTACGAGTAGCTAATGCAATAGAGGTAAAGTATGTTGCAGGTTATACATCACAATATAATGTGCCTGAACCATTAAGACTTGGCATATTACAACACATAGCATATCTATATGAACATAGAGGAGATATGTATGATGCTAAATTACCTTATCCACCTATGTTAAGAGCATTATATGCACCTTATGTAATACATAGAGGATTAGGTTCATCATCTTTAATGGCTTTAGGATAAATGTCTAACTCTATTGGCAAAATGCGTTATAGAGTAAAAGTAGAAACTGCTACAAATACGCGTGATGCAGGTGGCGGTATTTCACAATCATATACACCAGTTACTTTTATTTACGCTAATATTAAGCCACTGAAAGCTGATAGCACCTATAGACAAGGGATAGTGCAAGAAAAGGTCACACACGAGGTTACAATTCGTTTCATGGATAATATATCAACAAACCATCGTATTAGTTTTGGAAGTAGATTGTTTGATATAAAAGGTATTATAAATGTAGATGAAAGAGATAGATTTTTAAAACTCTTATGTGCTGAAGGTGTTGCAATATGAGTGTTGATTTAAAGATAAAAGATTTGCAAGCTTTTAATAAAAAGTTAAATAAAAAGCTTCTAGATAATAAAGTAAAAACTTATGTTACTCGTGCAACTTTTATGGTTGAAGGTACTGTACAACAAAGTATAAAACAAAAAGGAACTGGTAGAGTATATCCAAGAAAAGGACAACCACCACACGTAGCTTCTGCCCCTGGACAACCACCTGCTACTGATTCAGGTTTCTTAGGTCAAAATATAACATCAAATGTTGAAAAGAAATCTGATGGAAGTGTAGTAGGTCAAATTATATCTGCAGCACCATATTCTGCACATTTAGAGTTTGGTACATCACAAATGCAAGCGAGACCATTTATGCAACCTGCATTAGAACAAAATCGTAGAAAAATACACGCTTTATTTAAAAAAGGTGTACTAAAGTGAGTATAGGACAGTTTCAATTACAAAGTGCAATCTATACTGCATTAAATGTAAGTGCTATTACAGATACCTTATCATGTGGTGTATTTGACGAAGTTATAGAAGGTGACACATACCCTTTTATTGCACTAGGCGAAGAAACTGCTATTGATTACAGCACAGTTGACCTTAATGGTGGAGAATACACTATAAACATACATGTATGGTCACAATATAAAGGAAGTAAAGAAACAAAGGAAATAATGGACAAAATACACGATTTATTGCATGATATAAACTTAACTGTCACTGGTTTTAATCTAATAAACCTTAGATTTGAATTTAGTGATATTATGAGAGACCCAGATGGTGTTACTAGACATGGAGTCATGCGATTCCGAGCAATAATATTAGGTACTAACTAATTTTATAGGAGAAAAATATGGCAGCACAAAAAGGTAAAGATGTCTTAATGAAGATTAACACTAGTGGTTCTACTTATGTAACTATCGGTGGTCTAAGGTCAACATCAATAACTCTTAATGATGAAGCAGTAGATATAACTAATAAAGATAGTGAAGGAACACGTACTTTATTAGCAGGTGCAGGAGTAAACAGTATTTCTGTTACAGGGTCAGGTGTTTTTACTGATTCTACAGCAGAAGCACTTGTTAGAACTACATTTTCTGGACAACAAAATACATCTGATGGCTCATCTGCACAAACACCTGCATTTAAAAACTTTCAATTCTTGATTCCTGATTTAGGAACTTATACAGGTTCTTTTATGATAGCAAGTATGGAGTTTGCAGGCGAGTTTAATGGTGAAGCGACTTATTCATTTACATTTGAATCTGCAGGTTACATAACATTTGCAGCAGTCTAATATGAAGGAAGTAAAGGTCAAATATAACAAAACTTTAATAGATGGTATGTTATATAAAGGCACGCTTGTTTTACCAGCTAATGTCAAAGTTGGAGAAACAGTAACCATTGATGGCAAGGAAACAAAGGTCTTATCTACAAGTGTAGATTACAGAGACAATATACAAACCATAGAAGTTGCAAACGCAACTTTAGATAAAGGAGAAAAGTCAGATGGCAAATCCACTGAAGGGTGAAATACCTCTAACACTTGGCAAAGAAACTTATAAATGCAGACTTACAATAGATGCATTAGTAAGAATAGAAGACGAACTAGATAAAGGCATTTTAGAATTAGCTACTGCCATTGCTGAAGCTAAAGTGCGAGTTCGCACATTAATTGTTGTTTTAAGAAATGCACTACGAGGTGGTGGTAATGACTTTGACGACAAAAAGATAGGCTCTATTATTCAAGAAGTAGGAATAGTAGTAGCATCTACAGAAGTTGCTAAACTCTTAGCTGCAACACTAACCGATAACGACTCAGACGAGGAAGATAAAAAAAAAGAACAAGTAGCATGAATACTGTCAGTATCAACTGGGCAGATTATGTAAAAATCTGTATTGGTATGATGAACATGAGACCTACTGACTTTTGGAACTTATCTCCTCGTGAGATGTATCTAGCTATTAAAGGATTTAAACAATTTCATGGTGCAAAAGAACCTGATGAACCAATGACTAAAGATAGGCTAGAAGAAATGATGGAGTTATACCCTGACTAATGGCTTCTCCTAAAACAGTTGACCAACTCATAATTGAAATCAAAGCTGATACAAGACAGCTTAAAAAAGATTTACAACAAATACAAGGAAGATTAAAAACTACAGGTGCTGCAGGTGGTGCTGCTTTTGGTAGCATGGCAGGAAGTTTAAAAGAAGTAAAAGTTGGTGCGTTAGCTGCAGTTGCAGGTATTGTTACTTTAGGTGCAACAATAAGTCGTATGGCAAATACATTTATGATGTTTGAAGATTTAAAAGATTCTTTAGATACAGTATTTGGTAGTATAGAAGCTGGTGATGTTGCTCTTGATAGAATACTTGAATTTTCACAAAAAACACCATTTCAAGTAGAAACAGTAACACAAGCATTTATTGCACTTAAATCTGCAGGTATAGAACCTACAGAACAAATGTTGACTACATTTGCAGATACAGCTAGTACATCTACTGACCAACTAGGAGTATTTAATGCATTAATAAGAACAGTACAAAGGTCTGCAGGTGGTGGATTAGGTTTAGAAGAACTTAATATGATAGCTGATAGAGGTATTGATGTATTTGGTGGACTTAAAGAAGAACTAGGTTTATCAAGAATGGAATTAGGTGATTTCGGTGCAACTGCTGAAGGTGCTGAACTTATAGTTGAAGCTTTAATTAATAGCTTAAATAGAAAGTTCGGTGAAGCTATGGAAAGCAAAATGGATAACTTATCTACGAAAGCATCTAACATGGAAATTGCATTTAAGCTTCTTACAAATGAACTTATGGAAGGTGGTCTTGCAAATGAACTTAAAGAAGCATCTGATGCAATGGCAGGTTTATTTAATACTTTTGCAAGATTTCTAGCTAGAAGCAGAGGAGAAGGTCTTGGTATTGTTTTAACTGGTGATACAACACAGGACTTAATTCTTATACAAGATGAAATAGATAGATTAGAAACTAGGCTTACAACACTTATGAGTCAATCACCATCAACGAGACAACATTTTAACGAATCATCAAGGTCAAGAGAAAGAGATATTGAAGTTACGCAAAGTTTAATAACAAATTTAACAAAAAAACAACAAGAATTAATAGATAGTAATAATGGTGTAGCTGATTCAGAAAGTAAACTTAATAATGAAGTAAAAGAAAGTATTTTATTAAGGGGTCAACTATCAAATGCTTTTGGAATATTAGAAAAACATCTTTTATCAGTTCAAGGTGACACAAAAATATTAGGGATAGCACAAGAAAATTTAGGTGCAATATTTGAAAAAAACGAAGAAAGATTAGCTGAACTTGGAATCATGTCTGAAAAACAACTAGGCGAAGCTTTTGAAAAATTAGCAAACGATTCAAATAAATTAGCAACTGAACTTGATGGTGAGTTAAAACAAGCAATAATAAATTCATCAAATGCTTTTTCTACTGATTTAGTCAACTCTCTTTTAGATGGTCAAAGTGCATTAGAAAGTTTTAAAAACTTTGCACAAAACTTAGTAGCACAAATACTATCTATATTTTTACAACTAAAAGTTATCAATCCAATTTTAAATCAAATATTTGGTGCAGGTACATTTTTTACAGGTAGTGGTGGTTCAGGAGGAGGTTCAGGTGGTGGAATAGGAGCAGTTAGAGCAGGTGGAGGTACTGTACAAAAAGGTGTGCCTACACTTGTTGGCGAAAGGGGTGCAGAGATATTTATACCAAACACTGGTGGAAGAATTATGAATAACATGAACAGTAAAAATGCTATAGGTGGTAATTCTATAGTTATAAATCAATCAGTAAATTTTGCAACAGGCGTTGTGCCAACTGTAAGAGCAGAGGTTATGAGTATGTTGCCACAAATAGCTGATGTAACAAAAGCATCTGTCTCGGAAGCTGCAGCTAGAGGTGGTCAATTTAGGAGGGTTTTACAAGGTGGCTAAATTAATAGATATGCCTACTTCACCAAATTTTGTTAGAAGTAATTTTTCATTATTCAGAACTATTGGTATGACTGTATCACCATATACAGGCAAAACTAAAACACAAGAATTTGATGGTGTTTTTTGGAATGCAGAAGTTTCTTTACCACCAATGCGAAGAGACCAAGCTGTTAATTGGCAAAGCTTTTTATTAAATTTAAAAGGGCAAATAAATCACTTTAAATTTACTGACCCAGATGCTTTAACAAATACAGGTACATATTCAACTGCTTTTTTAACATCAGAACTTAGAACAAATAATACATCAGTGCAATTGTCATTTAGTGGCTCAACTATAACAGCAGGTTCTTCAACATTTTCAAGTACAAAAGTAGGTGATTTTATTGTTGTTACAGGAGCAACTAACGAAGAGAATAATGGTACACATAAAGTTACTACTGTTTCTAGTGCAACTGTTGTCGTAGTTGATTCTGATTTAACAACAGAATCTAATACTGCTAGTTGTAAAGTAAGAAGTAATGTAAAAGGTGCAACTGGCCTTAATTTATTAGCATCTACAAATAGTGCAACAGGTACTATAAAAAAAGGTGACTATTTACAGATACAATCTTCAGCTTCTACAACAGGAACACCTACACAACTTGTAATGGTTACAGAAGATGCAACGTTAACAACAGATTCAGGTAAAGATTTTTATGGTGTACAAATACAACCAAAACTAAGAACAGATTTAGCAACAGGTAACTATGTCGTTTTTACAAATCCTAAAGGCACTTTTAGATTAGTAACTAACGAAGTAAACTGGAGTGCTGACAACATATCTAATTATGGAATATCTTTTGCATGTGTTGAGGTAATCTAAATGGCAACAAGACAAGGGTTAGATAGTTCAATTGTCAATCGTTTAGGTGCTGATGAACAAGCAATATTTATTGCAGTAAAAGCAGAATTTGATAGTGATAATGTTCGTGTTTGGTCAGGTGTTGATGATTTAACTATTAATAGTGAAACCTACACAGGTGCAGGCGATTTATTAGCAATAGGTGAGATTGAAGAAGACATTGATTTATCTTCTAAAGGAATATCTATTTCTCTATCAGGTATGGATACAACTGTTTTAAATATTGCTATGACTGAAAGTTATCAAAACAGATTCGTAACTATTTTTTTAGGATATGTAATGGGTGGCACAAATGAAGTTGCAGGTGTCGTAACATTATTTAAAGGAAGAATAACAACACTTACTGTAAATGATAATCCAGCAGGTGCAACTATATCTATAGATGCAGAAAGTAGATTAATAGATTTAGAAAGACCATCAAATTTAAGGTACACAAAAGAATCACAAAACTTTTTACATTCAGGTGATACAGGCTTTAATAGAATTGCTTCTATACAAGATAAAGAAATTATTTGGGGTAAATCATCATCTGTAACAGGTGGTGGTGGAGGAAATAATGGTTCAAGTGATGATGAAATAAGAAGAAATAGACAAGAACAAAGATGAAGAAAAAAGTTGACTGGGAAATCCATTTTAATAAATTTGTTGATGATAAAAAAAATAAATCTTTTAGATGGGGTACATGGGATTGTTGTAAATTTTCAAATAGTATTATAAAAGCTATGACAGGCGAGAGTCTTATACCAAAATCTTTATCTTGGAAAAATAAAGAGACTGCTATGAAATCTATTAAAGAGTATGGTGGTACGTTAAATGCTAGTATTACAAAAGCTTGTAAAGCAAAAAAACTTAAAAAGGTAGATAAAAATTTTATAACAAAAGGTGATTTAGTAGTCTTTAAAGAAGAATCACAATTAGTTGGTATTTGTGATGGCTTTGCTATTCTTGGTCCTTCAGATGATGGTATTAGGGTAAAACCATTATCAGAATGTAATATTTTAAATGTTTGGAGAATTGCGTGAAACATGTAAAAAATGCCATTGTTACATTTATAAAAGTTTATATAACAAGTAGATTTCTTGCATTTATTGGTTCGTTTGGCGATAACAGATTTTTTGATGCACTAGCAAGTTTAAATGATGGTAATAATGCTTTTAATGCTGCAGCTATCTCAAGTGCTTTAACATTTGTAGGAAGTATTACTAGCAGAGGTGGTAAGTCAATAACTGCTAATTTTGGTTCAAAATTTATGCAAAGACAAGCTATTGCACCAAGACAATTAGTATATGGCCAATGCAGAGTTGGTGGCACTATTGCACATATTGAGACTACAGGTACAGATAATTTTTTATTGCACATAGTTTGTGTTATTTCTGGACATGCTATAGAAGAACTTACATCTATAAGAGCAAATGACATTGATTTAACTACTACAACAAGCACTATAAGTGGTTCAACTGTTCATACAGTAACAAATAGCGAATATACGAATACAGATAACGATAATAATTTTGGAAGTGGCAGACTTATGCGTTTTACATTTCAAGATGGTACACAAACTGCTGTTGATGGTTTCATGAATGCACAGCTTTCTTCTATGGGAACAAGTGATAAATTTCTTGGTTGCTCTTATGTCTATATGCAAATGGTCTTTGATAATGAAAAATTTGGTGGCGGTATTCCTGCAATATCATTTAAAGTTAAAGGTAAAAATGTATTTGACCCAAGAACTAATGCAAATGCAACTACAGATTTACAAAGGTCAAACCCAGCATTAATTATAAGAGATTATTTAACAGATACCGAGTATGGTCTAAAAGCAAAATCTGACGAAATAAACGATACGACAAACGCAGGTGGTTTTGCAAGTGCAGCTAATACCTGTGACCAAAATGTTACTTTAGCAGATGGTTCTTCTACTGAAACAAGATATACAGCTAATGGTTTTTCAGATTTTAGTGCAAGTGGTTCTGATGTAATAAGTGGTATTTTATCATCTATGGCAGGCTCAATGTCTTATGTAAATGGTCAATTTAATTTATTTGCAGGTGCATCTCAAAGTCCTTCTTTAACAATTACTGATGATGACTTAATTCGTCCAATTAGTCTTGCAACAAAACCTAATTCAGGTTCATTACATAATTCTGTAAAACCAGTATATGTTGATAAAAATTTAAATTTTATTTCAGCAGATGCACCTGTTTTTCAAAGTAGTACATTTTTAAATTCTGATACACCTACAGGAGAAAGTACAGCAAATTATATAAAGCAAATGGAATTACAACTTCCTTTTACAAGTACATCAACTATGGCACAAAGATTAGGAAGAATATCATTAAACTACGAAAGACAATCAATAATGCTATCTTGTACAGTCTCACTTAAATTTTTAAGATTACAACCCAATGATTGGGTTTACTTAACAAACGAAAGGTTGAGTTTTTCACAAAAAGCTTTTCAAGTAATTGCAATAGATGTAGAAAACATTGGTGATGAAAATTCTCCTTTATTTGTTACAAGATTAGATTTAAAAGAAGCTGCTTCATCTGTCTTTGATTTTGCAACAAATGATTATACGACAGGACAATCAGAAGGAAGTGATGTTAGTACTGGTGATTATACTGTTACTGCACCTTCTAATTTATCATTAGCACAACAAACAAATAAAGATGGTGTTACAACTAAAGTAGATATAAAAGCAAGTTGGACAAATAATTCTAGCGATAAGGTTGTGCTAACAGAGGTCGCGTATAAGCTATCAACAGATAGTTCTTATACTTCCGACTTTACTGTTGGAAAAGGTGTCTCTGTGGCTCTTCTACCGAATGTTGTAGTAGGTAAAACGTATAATGTTAAAGCAAGACATATAGATGTAAATGGAGTTGCAAGTGCTTATACAAGTGCAGTCAATATTACTATATCCGCACCTACAGATGCACCTGCTGACCCAACAAATCTTACTGCTTCAACTGCAAAACCATTTAATATTGTTGTATCTTGGACTAATTCTTCAAGTGCTGATTTAAAAGCAACAAAAATCTACAGAAGAACATCTAATACAACACCTACAGATGATACGCATTTAGTAGATACTATTTATGGTGCTAATGGTAAAAAAACTACTGTAGTTTTTGGTAAACAAGATGGTCTTACTGCTGGTACAAATTATTTCTTTTGGGTAAGGTCTGTAAATCATTCAGATATACATTCTGCCTTTGTCGGTAGTGCAACAGGTAATTTTACAAATGTAGATGTTGGTGACATTGTTAATGATGCTGTTACAGAAGTCAAAATTGCTTCTGATGCAGTTACAAATGCAAAAATAGCAGTAGATGCTATTCAAGGTGATGTAATAGCTGCCAATGCAATCACAACTACAAAAATCAGTAATGATGCAATAACAACTGCAAAAATAGCAGCAAATCAGATAACAGCTAGCGAAATTGCAACAGATGCTGTCACAGCAACAAAGATTCAAGCAAATGCTGTTACAGCAGTAAAAATAAATGCAGATGCAGTCACAGCAGATAAAGTAGCTGCAAACGCAATTGTTGCAGAGAATATTACATCTAATGCTGTCACTGCTGCTAAGATAGATTCAAATGCAGTCACAACAGATAAACTTGATGCAAATGCTGTAACTGCTGCAAAGATTGCTTCAAATACAATTACTGCAAATGAGATTTCTGCTGGAACAATAACTGGTACAGAAATAGATGTTGATACATTAAATGTAAAACATTTTGCAGATACAAGTGCAGATATTATAAATCAAACAAATGGTACTGTTCCTTTAGCTGTTTATAATAGTGCAAATCAATTTGATGGTAGTTTTCCTGGTGACCAACAAAATAATACTGAAACAACTTTTCTACCTATTACAGTTAATAATGTAAGGAATGGTGCAACATATCAGGTTCTATATAGTGCAGTATTAGGTGATACAAGAGATGGTAAAATACAATATTGCTTTGATTCTAGTTTTTCTAGCAATGTAACTACTTTATCGCCTGTAGTATCAAGTGATGCTGGAACTTTTAGAACTTATGTATTTATGTGGCAAGGAACTATAAGTGGTCTATCAAGCAGTCAGGAAACTGTATTTTGGAGAATAAACTGGATAGGTGGTACACATAATAGTACATATCAAAGTATGTATGTATATATGGATAATACAACATGATTAATTATACAATTTACAATACAACTACAGGATTAATTCATACTACAGGTACAAGTTCTTGCAATAGTATTAATGATATTGTTCTAAACAGTGGCGACAGCATTATAGAAGGAATTTATAGACAAGATGCATATAAGATTGTTGATGGCAACGCACAAGCATATACACCTAATTTTCTAAATAGATTAAGAAAAAAAAGAGATTATTTATTACAACAATCAGATTGGACACAGGGTAATGATAGTCCTTTATCAACTTCTAAAAAAACAGAATGGGCAACATATAGACAAACTTTGCGTGATTTACCTGCAAATAATTCTAGTGCTGCAAGTTTTGATGATGTAACATTTCCAACAGAACCAACTTAAAAAGGAGTAAATTATGGATAATATGGGTAGTGGTCGTTTTGGTGGCGACATGGATAGAAATGAAGTAGAAATGGACTTAAATAAGTTTATGGCTATGATTCAAGAGATAGGCGAATTAAAAGATAAGATAAGAGAACTAGAAGATGTTAAAAATGTAAATCCACATCAAAAATGGATACATTTAGCACAAGCAGTTGATTCATGGCGTATCTTTCCAAGAGCATTTTTAACTGTATATATTATATTGCTTTACACAACAGTTATGTGGTTTATGGGTTTAGAAGAACCAAACTTTGAACAATCAGGTCTAATATCTGTTGTTGTTGGTGCAGGTGCTGCATGGTTTGGACTTTATGCCGGTACTTCAGGAGCATCTAAGAGTTTCAAAGGCGAAGATAAGTAATGGAAGCCTTTGACCTTATAGAAAAGGTCGGATTACCCATAGCTAGTGGTTTAGTTATGGGTTATTTCATATTTTTAATTATGAAACAAATGATGACTGGTCTAGTCAATAAAATAAATACAGTAGAAGCAATAGCTAAGATGCTTATAACAAGAGCATCAATAATGAATAACGACATGATTCGCATTGATACAAGTGTATCTAGTGCTTTAAATTTAGCACCTGACCTAGATAGAATAGCAAGAGCAGAAAACTTTGTAGAAGATGGGAAAATAGATGCTAGGCGTGATTGATGGATATAGTTTTGCTGATAGAAAAATTTGGCTTTACAACAGTAATGGTCGTTGGCCTTGGTTATTTTGTTTATTATGTTTGGGTAACTATTACAAAAACTGTAGAACCTGCAGTTACAGAAATGCAAAAAACAATTATAAGACTGACAGACCAACTTCGCTTACTTGACCAAGATATGATACGATTACAACAAAAAGTTAATACAGTTTTAGAAGTAAATGATAATAAAAGTAATGTAAAAGCTAAATGTGAAAAATGTGGAAAACTAATACCCTTATCAGATATAGCAAAACATAAATGTAAATAATGGTAAGAAGAAAGCAAACTAAAAAAGAAATACAACAAAGAGAACTTGAAAAAACAAGGCTTATGATAACTTTAGTTTTTATAGGTTTTGTATTATTTCTTGGTATTATTGCTATAAACTTAAAAGCAGACACAATTACTTTTAAATTTAAGTCACCTTCTTTTAATGGTGTAGGTACATCAAGTCATTACTTAACAATAGATTCACAAACACATACTCGCGAAATGACTATAAAAGAAGAACTCAAAGCACTACAAGACCAAATAAAAAGAGATAAAGAAAATACAACATTAGCACGATTTATACGAAGTCTTGAATCTAGAATATATGCAAAAATAGCACAACAAATTGTTAATAATATGTTTGGCGAAAGTCAATCTACAGAAGGTATTTTTGAATTAGAAGGAAATACAATATCGTATAAAATAGAAGATGGAATGATAACACTTACAGTCGTAGATGCAGATGGGAATGAAACAATCATACAACTACCTTTGGGTGATTTTAGTTTTTAGTTCTTGCAGTTTATTAGATATATCAGACGATACCTATAACGCTAGATTTCCAAGTAAGGATTTAGATAAACCACAAGATTTATTATCTAGTGAAGCACTTAGAAGCGTACAAAAACCTACTGTAAAACCAGTAGTAGCAGTCTATGGTAATTCCTTTACAGACCAAACAGGTCAAAGAAAAAGCAATAGCGAATTTGCATTGTTTTCTACAGCTTTAACACAAGCACCAGAAAATCTTTTGATAAAAGCACTTAAAGAAACAGCAGAAGGTGATTTTTGGATTGTTGTAGAAAGAGTAGGTTTAGATAATCTAACAAAAGAACGACAGCTAATAAGAAGTACAAGAGAACAACTTGTAGATAAAGATGGTAATAAAATAGATTCTTCTATAATGCCTTTATTATTTGCAGGTGTTTTAATGCAAGGTGCGATAGTTTCGTATGAAACAAATCTTACAAGTGGTGGATTAGGTGCACGATATTTAGGTATTGGCACATCAGAAATATATAGAACAGATAATGTTACTGTATCTTTAAGAATGATAAGTGTTAATACTGGAGAAATACTTGTAGAAAAAACAAAAACAAAAACTATTTATAGTCATGGTTCTGCGCAAGATGTCTTTAGATTTATAGAAGCAGGTACTGAACTTATTGAGATTGAAATGGGAAGAGCAGAGAATGAAAGTGGTACTATAGCTTTACAAAAGGCAATAGAAAGTGCATTATTAGATATAGTAAATATTGGTTATCAACGAGGGTATTGGAAATATGAATAAATATTTTTTATATTC